TAGAAGACATCTTCACTGCACAAGATGGCGGAATAATCGTTGTTTTGGATAATGGATGTATTGAGGATCTCAAGAAAGTAAGTCTTGCTAGAGGATAATCATGAATGTCAACTTATGTGTTTGACTTGGAAGCTAATGGCTTAGATCCTGACACAATCTTTGTTATCTGTGGTAAATTCACAGGAGATAAACACATAGATACTTTCGTTGACCCTCATGATCAATACGAAGGTATCCAACAAAGGATCGAAGAAGCAGACCAAATTGTCTGCCATAATCTGATTGATTACGATAGGTTTGTTCTCAATAAGATTCTCGGAATCAAAATTCCATTCATGAAATGTTACGACAGTCTTGTGTTAAGCAGGCTGTTGTGGCCTGATAGATTAATTCCAACTGGATACAAGGGAAAGGGCGGTCCCCATTCTCTTGATGTTTGGGGTTATCGAGTTGGAGTTGAAAAACCAGAACACGAAGACTGGACACAATTAAGTGACGACATGATTTATCGTTGCCAGGAAGATGTGAAAATCAATGAACTTGTTTGGTATGAACTCATGAAAGAGGCAAAGGTATGAATGTACAAAGTGAACTGGAGGTTGCCGAGCTACATCGAACATCGGGTAGCCGATATAATGCACCGTCGAAAACTCAATGGATGGGATTTCGATACACCGAAAGCTAAGTCTCATGTCGAGTGGTTAGAATCCGAGCAACAAAGGACTGAACAAATAATTCGTCCATACATTGGTAATGAAGTGATTCATACCAATCGTATCTCTAAACCCTTTCGCAAGGATGGTACTCTGTCAGAACAGGCCAAGAAACATTACGATGATGTAGGTGATATTTCTGGTCCGTTCAATAAAATCAGGTTTGAGCCCATCAATCTTGGTTCACGACAGAAGATTGCCCAACGAATGTTGGCCCATGGATGGGAACCCACCGAATATACTGAGAAAGGGTCTCCAAAATTAACCATTGATGGTAATCCGTGTCCTAATCTGGAACAAATGGACGATGATTTAGGGCCAGCAGTAGCCCATTGGTATAATTGTAATCATCGTCTAGGTGTAATCCGTGGTTGGATTGATAATGTTCAAGAAGATGGTCGTATTTACTACAGTGTAAATCCTTGTGGAACCAACACTCGTAGGATGCGTCATCAACTTGTTGTCAATGTTCCCAAAGCCGAGGATAAAGTTTTCTTCGGTCGGGAAATGCGTGAGCTTTTTATTGCCCGTGATCCATATAAGCTTGTCGGTATTGATGCCGCTGGTATGGAGAACCGGGTGATTGCTCACTATATGCTTCTTGTTGCTGGTGATAGAGCCAAGAACGAAATTGAACCTATTCTCGATCCTGAGATTGACTTTCACACACGATTTTGGGAGGCAATTAGCGATTTTATTGAATCAAGATCACATGCAAAAAATGTTGAATATGCGTATTTTTTCGGTGCTCAAGATTACAAACTCGGGACAATGGCGAACTTTGTTCCGAGAAGGCTTAAAAGCGCTAACCCTGAGAGAGTGGGTCAGGAAATTCGGGCTGCAATCGGTAACAGATTTCCATCGTTGAACCAAGTCCTTGAGTACGTGGCTTGGCATGTCAAGAAGTATGGTTATCTAGTTGCTCCAGACGGCTCAAAACTCTTTCCTAGAGGCGATCACAGTGCCTTCAATACATGGGTACAGGGTACTGGCCAAGTGTTCTTCAAAACGGCTCTGTGTTTCGCTGACAGGTGGTTTAATGAGGAGGAATTAGACTATGCCTTGGTAGGTGTATTTCACGACGAGATGCAATCAAGGGTTCATCCAAATTCAATTGACCGTTACCGGGAACTTTCGGAGCTTGCTATGGTCAAAGCTGGTGAGTTCCTTGATTTGAAGGTTCCGATGGAAGGTGAATCCGTAGTTGGTACAAACTGGGCAGAAACGCATTAAAGTAAACTAGAAGGAGAGCGAAAACATGGTGCTAAAAGTGCAAGAACCTCATGATGGCGGTGGTGAAGATTTTGGCCGGATCGAAGACGGTAGTTATCCGGCTCGGCTGGTTCAAATCATTGATATCGGTGAACAAGAAAGAATTGACTTCGATACAGGTAAGCCAACTGGTCAATATCAACGTCGTTTGTTCTTGACGTTTGAATTTCCAACGGAGACTATTGAGATCAATGGAGAGGAATGGCCTCGGTGGCAGAGTATGGAAGTTACTCTGTCATTCCACAAGAGAGCGAAGCTTCCTCAAATTGTATCGGCCCTTGATCCGAAGTATCAGGTCACCGATTTGTCTGAACTGGTTGGCCGTCCTGCTCTGGTCACTATTGGAAGTACCAAGAATGGTAAGCCAAAGATTACAAATATTGTCCAGCTTCCGAAGGGTATGCAGGTTGAGGATTTGAAGAACCCTCCGGTTATTTTTGACATGGACGATTTTGATGTAGAAGTGTTTAATACTCTTCCTAATTTCATCCAGAACCGGATTAAGGAAGCCAAGAATTTCTCGGCAGACATGCTTCCTGATAATAATGAGGAGGAATCGAAGAAGAAACAAGATAAGGAAGAGCCGAAGAGTGAGGCTCCTAACGATTTCGACGACGAACTTCCGTTCTAATTTAATAGTGAGTGTGAGCGCTGTGCAGTCTCAGGGGCTTCCTTAATAGGTTGCCCCTTTCTCCCTTCTCTAGGAGGTAATTAAATGAGTTTCTACTATTATAAACTACAAGAATACGCCGATAAAAACAATCCTTTGTATCATCAAGAAGGTGGATCTCATTACAAGAATAAAGAAATTCAACCTGTTGAGTTTATTTACCGAAATAACCTTGGTTTTCTCGAAGGATGTATTATAAAAAGAATGGCTCGGTGGCGTGATAAGAATGGTATCGAGGATTTGAAGAAAGCCATTCACGAGATTGAACTTTTGATTGAGATGGAGGAACTCTATGGTGGAGAACGGTCTAGTAGTAAAGGAAACGAAGAACTATCAGATCATGGCAGTTCAGGATGTTGATGTTGCTGAATACATGGAAGATCGCCGAGGTGAACAGGGATGTTATTGGCTGATTAATAAAGACACAGGTGTAGTTGAGTTCAAGACTGTTATGTTGCCTCAAGCTATCATGGCAATTGGCCAGTATCAACAAGTTCTTGATGATAACCTTCCGGGAGATGAAAAGGAGCGGGTAACCCATAATGCATGGTCTGAACATGATAATGTGGTGGGTTTTTTCAACAAAGACGAGGACTGAAATGATTCAGGAATCCGGAGAAAAAGACGGAGATCGGCCAAATAAAGGTCAAGAACTCATGGAACAAGCTCATAAAAATTTGGAGGGCTTGGTGAACAGTGAGACAATCGAACAACTACGGAGATTGGAGACGTTTTGTATTCGTCTCCTTATGACTCACGAAAACCGTTCACAAGATGAGGCTCACAAGATTGTCCAACAAGCAGCGAAGTACGACCCTAAAGGATGAAGTCAATAAATATCTTTTCAAGAGAAAACATTTCGACAATACCGTTCTGATTGACGGTGACATCATTGTCTATCGGTGTGGGTTTGCTGCTGAAAAAGCACAATATCATTTGTGGGATAAGAATGGTGTGTTTCTAGGTACTTTTCAATACAAGCGAGAGATGAATGAGTTTGTGAAATCTCTCGAAGAAGGTTGGACGTTTGAAAAAGAAATCAAAGTTGACAACCTAGCTAACACACTTCACTCTGTCAAAATAACTGTTGCTTCAATTGTTGAAAGGTGTCAAGCCGGATATGTTCGAGTATTTCTCACTGGAAGTGGAAATTTTCGGGAGAAAGTTGCAACAACTCAAACCTATAAGGGAACTCGACCGGACGCTAAACCAAAATGGTACTATGAAATTAAGCGTTACCTACGATCCGGATACGGGGCGGTCACTGCTGAAGGTATCGAAGCAGATGACTTAATGGGAATTGAGGCTAGGAAGAATACTGAGAAAAATGTCATCGCTTCTCTCGATAAAGACTTGGATGTTGTTCCGGGTTGGCACTACAATTGGGTGAAGGATGAGTTGTATTGGGTGGATGAGATATCCGCCCTCCGTAATTTCTGGTCTCAAATGATTACAGGGGATACCATCGACAATATTGCCGGTATTAAAGGTAAAGGAGAAAAATATGCCGAGAAACTCTTAGGCGAAGTTGATGATCCAGAGAAAATGAAACAACTCGTCTACCAAGAATATCAAAAAGCATTCGGTGATAATGCCGACTATCGGTTTGAAGAAAATAAACAACTGCTTTGGATTTTGCAAGATGAGCAAGACATACCGGAGACTTAACAAAGACGACCGTTGGAAACGGAAGGGTGGTCCCCATAAAAAATCTGTAAAACAACAACGAAAGAAAAATAGACAGGAGCTTCAACAACAAATATGGGATACAGATCAGGATTGGAGAGGGAGGTAAGTGAACACTTAGAAGGATTTGAACACGAACCTTTTGTAATCGCTTATCATGCCCCTAAGAAATACACTCCTGACTTTGTCCATCCTGATAATCCATCAGTTTGGTATGAAGTAAAGGGGTACTTCCGAACACACGATGAAGCAAAGAAATACGTGCATATACAAAATGATCACCCAAATATTGAACTGAGGTTCATTATCAAAAATCCGAATATCCGGGCATATCCCGGTGTTAAAATTACAATGGGTGAGTGGCTAACAAAGAACGGTTTTAAGTGGTGTACAGTAGAGGATATACCCGATGCTTGGAAAAGAGGTAATTGAATTATGGCTTATGAAGATGAGATATTGGTTTGTAGAAATTGCAGAGAAGTTGTGGACGAAACTCATTTTGATACAGCTTACGGTGGAATCCTTTGTGGAGGATGTGGTTCGGACCATGTATCAACGGTGGAGGAACTTTTGGATGAGATTGACCAACTGGAGGAACGGTTGAATGAAACATTTGGTAATCCCTGATATTCATTCATCGGAGGAAAGTAGTTCAGAACATCTTGAAGCAATCGGCAATATGATCGTCGAAAGGAAGCCTGATGTTGTGGTTCAGATTGGTGACTTTGCTGATATGCAATCACTCTGTTCCTATAACAACAGGCTTCAATTCGAGGGGACGAGATATTCCAGAGACCTAGAAGTAGTTAAAGAAGACATGTTCACCATGCTTCGTCCTCTCTATCAATTCAATAGTCGTAGGATCAGAAATCGGAAGGCACAATGGTGGCCCCGAATGGTGCTCACTCTTGGTAATCATGAGTATAGGATTCAGCGTCTAATTGAAGAAGACCCGAGACTGATTGGATCAATTGGTCTGCATGACTTGGAATACGAAGAGTTTGGTTGGGAAGTTTACCCGTTTCTCCAACCTGTAAATATCGAAAACGTGAATTACGTACATTATGCACAACAACTGAACTCTAGTAATCCAATTACTCGGGCACATTTAATTGCTTCTCGTCGTTTTGGTTCTTTTACGGTGGGGCATACGCAAGGTCTTGACTATTATTGCTCTAATTCCTATAATCCTCGAATCCAGTGCATTGTTGCTGGGTCTTGCTATCTACATGAGCCAAGCTACCTAAGTCCTCAAGGCAATGAGCACTGGAGAGGAATCGTTTTTAAAAATAATGTCTACAACGGAACATACGATCCCGAGTTTATTTCAATTAACAGTTTGATCCAAGATTGGTTGTAAAGGAGAAATGATGGAATTTGAGGAATTTCAAAGTTGGAGCCGTACTACTGCAGTATATCCAAAAGACGAAGCAATCGAATACACTTATATGGGTCTTGTCTCCGAAGTAGGGGAACTCGGTGGTATCTTCAAGAGAATTATTCGGGATGAAACATATCCCGACAGAGAGACGCTGATTAAAGAGATTGGTGATGTTTTGTGGTATTTGACTCGGCTAACTGATGAATGTAGTGTTTCTTTGGAAGAAGTTGCTGAAGCAAATCGGGTAAAACTAGAGGACCGGAGAAGTCGAAATGTAATTAAGGGTGAAGGTGATGAACGGTGATCCCTTAAACAACTACGTTGGAACTATTTATCTCATGAATGCCCCAGTAATCTGGGGCTTTATTTTCTGTGGCATTGTTTGGAGGATGTATGGTTTGTCACGGTAAAGGGGGTATTCAAGCTGAGGTTTTAGCCAAATCGTATCATGAACAAACTGGTACGAAGGTAGCTACGGTTCGTCTTCGATATCCTCGTATCATTCATTCTGAATTAATGACTCATCGTGTTTTTTCTCGAAATGCTTCAAGTAGTCGAGCTAAAAAGGTTAAAGATGAAGTAGATTATATTCTTGAAGATCCTGCAATGCCAGTTGAATGGGGAACAGAAAAGAAAGGTATGGTTCCCGATGAATCTTTAAAAGATGAAGATGAAAGTGAAGCTGAAGCTTTTTGGATTGATGCTTCATACAAAGCATCTAATTCAGCAGAAATCCTGGAACAAAAATTCGGTCTTCATAAACAAATTTGTAACCGGCTTCTCGAACCTTTTCAGTTTATTGACACCATTGTCACTTCTACTGAGTGGCGGAACTTTTTCGACCTTCGGATGTCTTATGATGCAGATGCAACAATTCGAGAATTAGCAAAAACAATTCATGAAGCTTTATTGAATACTCCGGGTAAGGTTCTTGAACTTGGTGATTGGCATATTCCTGAACTTGGTGATAATTGGGATCGGATGTCTAATGCTGGTGCTTGTGCTCGAATCAGTTATCGAAATCTTGGAAACAAAACCCAAAGAGATAACATACTTTTGGCCGAGAGGCTTCTTGAAAATGGACATATGAGCCCCTTTGAACATCAGTTGACTCCAATCCCGACTTATCATTCATTTTTCTGGAAATGGAGTGATATGGTAACTCACAAAGACCAAAAGAATAATCTGTGGTGTCGTAATTCTCGTTGGTTCTGTCAGTTTAGACATTTGGT